CCATCGTTCCTCCTATGGAACCAAATCAAGAGTGAAAATACCAGAAGCATTCCACTGGATCTCAAACGTGCCTGACGTAGTAGAAAAATCTCCACCAAAATCTATACAAGCAACCAAATACCTAGCCGAATCGGCAGCGCCTACATTGATACGATCATAAATTACTGCACGTCTAGCCCCAGAAATAGTTGAGTTAGGCCAAGTAACATCCCCAGCATCCCACGTCAACTTACCTGTACCATCAGAACTTTTGACAAACGTAACACTAGATAAAGCATTACCGCCAGCAGTGTAGTTAGTTCCTGTCACTTCATTAGTCACATCGTTTTTGAAATCATTTGTTTCAAAGTTCGGAGTATAACTAGAAGTAGTTAACATACAGTAAAAATCACCGTTGTCAAGATCTACACTTAAATCGTTTTTAAGAGCATTTAAAAACGTTGGGCAAAAAAGGCCGTTAGCCATTAGTAGCACCTGTCCCGTGAATAGGCTTCGGTTTAATCTTTACATCACCGTTTGGTTTTTGCATTTTTTTTCTTACTCCCAGCAGCTTTAGCCGCTGCTTTTTTTCCTGCTGCTGTATAAGGGTACGACTTTCCATTTACTTTAGGCATAATACAGATGCTAGCAGATAAAGCAGGGGGAGCCAGGGAAAGGGGAAAAACCTGACCCCCCCTACACCTCATCGGTAGCTAACTAGTTTGCGCCAATACTTGATGCTGACTCTACACGATCCAAAGCAGCTTCACGGAAACGTCCGTAACCTGCAAGGTGGTACCAACCAACTGGGTTGAACCGGCGAAGAGTATCTACAACAGGACCAAACACGATGCTTGGATCTTCACTAAATCCTGGAGCACGAGAGAATGCCTTAGCAAGTCCCTGTCGTCCACAGATAAGTGTCTGATAAACATCAACGTTACCATTACCGCCATTAACAATAAGGCCAGCGCGTGGGTTTTCAATGTATTCAATACCATTGAAGGTACCGATTGAACCCGCACGAATAGCTGGACCATTCTGCAATATTTGGTAGTTGATAATGTCTGTTACGCCAGCAGTAGGAGCCTGGTTACGAAGATCGTAAGAAACATCTGGGTGGATAACAGCCATGTAGTTGCCATTTTCCCAACCCATTGCATTACGAGTACGCAAACGAGCTACAGCTTTACGACCATGCTGTGCATCGTAAATGTTCGCAGCAACAATAGCGCCACGAGATGTTTGACCAACGTGTTGTACATGAGTACCAGCGTTAGCAATGTTTGAAACAATCTTATCCATTGAATCTGCCATGTTGTAGCCAACAATGTCAGCCGCATCAGCGTCAACGTTTAAGAAAGAAGTTCCACGTACCAAAGCTGTAGTAATAACCGCTGCACCATACTCAGCCAAAGTAACAGTGATCTTTGAATCTGTTAAAGCTATAGCAGTAACATCTGTACCCTCAGTGAGAGCAGTAGTCTGCTGTGCCATGTCTTGGTAGAAAGTAAACTGAACACCAGAACCGTTATGGCTCTGAGCAGTTGATCGCACATCGGCAATCATTTCAAAAAGTGGTTGTGAACGCAACGCAAAGTAAGCAGTCTGCTCAAATGCAGTTGTTACCTGGTCGTTAAGCGTCCCTGTTGTTGTCTGTGCCATTATTAAAGTCCTAACTAATAGTGAGAGACTCCAATTTGACTAGATACTAAGTTGCAGCACCCCAAAGATATCCTTGAGATTCCCATAAGGCTCTCAATTCGTCTTTCGATTTTGTAGCTTTTATTTGTGCAGTAAAATCTACAGGTGATACTGGATCTCCACCTTGGCCGGTAGCAGCTATACGCTGCTCGCTTTGTAACGCATCATTTGCAACATTGGAAAACTGAGAAGACGAACCTAAAAAACCTGCGTCAGCAGCTTCATCTCGGATTGCCTCAACACTCAATTCACCGTCATAAGCTTTTACAAAATATTCAACACGTCTGTCATTAGGATCAAGTCCTGCCGAACGAAACATGTCTTTACGTTCATAAGCTTGCAATCTAGCTTCAGCGGTTTCTGCTCTATCTCTATCAGCAGAAGCATCTGCTTCCATTTTGCGTCGCCAATTTGGCTTTGATTCAGTTGAACTGCCAGTACTTTCGTCTTCAAAGGAGTCGGAAGCTGCCATATGTCACTCACCTATGTTACGCATCCTCAGCGGTGGTACTTCGGATGGAAGCATTCATTGCATGGCGCACCTTCTCAGGGCCAAACAACTTACAAATAATTAAACACGTAATAAAGGTTTATGTCAAGTATTAGCTGAACTTAAACCAGTCATACCTTGAGAAGTCCCCATCAAACCGCCTCTTCCTTTGAAAGAAACTTGACGACCTTGGTTACGTCTATCAACTTTGTTGTCAGAGTTTAATCCAAATAAAGATTCACCGATAGCAGTACCAGTCATTTCGGCTTCACTTAAACCTTTGACAGGGTTAAGACGTTGAGCTACTTCACGTTGCTGTACACCCATATCATTTAGATAGGTTGATAATTCTTGGCTAAAGCTTAACTCTCTACCTAATAATTTAGCAGACGTACCACTAATTTTGGCTGTCCCAAGAACACGTTTGTTTGCCATATAACTTTTAGTTTGTTCTGGGTCCATGAACATTGCTACTATGTCTTCTTTAGCAAAATTATGTCTAGTAGCAAGCATATTTAATACTTCAGGATCAGCTATACGAGCAGCTTCTTCAGCTACTTGGATACGAGAACGCCATTCAGATAACGAAATATCGCCAGCTATAAGTTGCGTTAAAGAAGTTCCTGTACCTAAAAAGTCTGGGTTAAGACCAGCAGCTTTAGCTATCTGATTGTATCCTCGAACAGTATCTATGTAAGTTGCTTCACTTATAACAGGCATCCCAGCTTCTCGACGTAAAGCCATACCTGGGAATTTTGTATCGTATGCTGCACGAACTACAGGATCAGTACCATATCTCATTTCCATAACTACAGCATTAGCGTCTAAGCCTTGCATAATTTGTTCGTTAGCCCAGTCACTTAATCCACCTAAATCAAACTGTTCTAACAATCCTTTTAAAATTCCTTTAGCAGATTGTTGTGATTGGTTTATTAAATAGTCATCGTATGGAGTACTTGTTTTAGGATTTCCAAATGTTCTTACAGTTGGTTTAGTATTTCTTAACCCAGTTGTAGGGTCAATACTATAACCTTCTTGATTAGTAAAAGCCCCTGGATCAGCTACAGGTAATCCAGTTTCTGGATCAGTTATTACACGCCCATCGTCTAACATAGGATTGTAATTAAATTCAGGATTGTTTCTAGTTACGTCAGTAATACCAATAGCAGCTTCTGTCGCAGCACGTTCATCTTCAGTACTTTTTCTACGTTCAGTAAGCTCACCACTCGAAGCAATATTGCCATCTGTATTTCGGTAATCATAATTTTCTAAAACCATTATACGTTAGCTCCTAACAGTGTGCCAATTTCAGCTGCTTGCCGATACGCAGCATTTATACCTTTAGTACTTGTATCGTAAGTATCAGAACGTCTTAAAGCTTCAGCAAAACCAGAAGGCTGTATCTCGCCTCCGCCTAATCCAAGAAGCCAATTAGAATCTTCCCCATCCCACATAGGATTTCGCCCAATAGTGTTAGCAAATATGCCACTAAAACTATTAGCTATATCAAGAACTGTACGCCCAGCTTGCAATCTATCTGCCCACGCTGGATACAAATCAGCAGCGTAATCAGCATATTCAGCATTTAATTCAAGTACAGAAATATCTCCATTAAACAATCTTGTTGAATCTTTTTCAAGAGTCATAGGATCAAGAGAAATATTGTATTGCCTTGCTGAACTTGCAACATCTTCTTGAGCTTTATTAATTTCGCCACGCAAAACTGTATCTTCTGTATCAACAAAATTAACATCTTCTATAGTAGCATCGCCATCAGAAAGCCATTGTTTTATTTCACTTTGAGAATTTATACCGTTTTCCCAAAAGAATTTAGCTGCATCAAGAATTTTGGTTTCATCCCAAACAATACCGCTACCATTTAAAACAGACTCAAGTAACTGTTTTTGCCCAGCAATTAAACCTCGTCGCCTAACAGAATATTCTTCTTCATTGCTATCCGGACCAACAGGTTGCCATTGTTCTAAAGCAGTTTTTTGGTTTCTTGTTAAATCTTTATAGTAATCAGTTTGTTTAAGTTGTTCTTCAATCCAAGCTTCAAATTCTTCTGTGCCTTTTTCAAGACCTAAAGCTTCCCAATCGTTTTGTATAATATCAAATAGATCTCTACCGTCTATCAGAAGATCATCTCGGCCTTCTAAAAACTTTAACCTAGACGCTACTGAATCCCATTCTCTTTCTTCTACCATCCCAGATTCAGGTTCTCCAAACTCTAGAGGATAGTAATCTTCATCTTCAGTATTATCAGGTGTGTTCACAAACACTGGCTCAAAATCTGAATTTACATTTGTGTTTGTTCCCTCTCTCATTTCCATACTCATTTGTTCTAAACTTTTTTGTAAAAATTCAGCTCTCTTATTGTTAGCAATATAAATTTC